CAACAAACCTCCAAGCTTCAGGAGCATCGGACTAAGTTGATGTCCGCTATCGGTGGAGAAGCCTACAATGGAGTTAATCTCTTTGAGGGCACTACACCAGCCCCAGCGCAAGCCTCCCCCACGCAACAGTCAAACCCAATGTCCGGCCAGAACCCCACAGACCCGGGTGTTGATATTGGAAACCTGTTCGGGAGTGTTGGAAGGAACTGGAATGCTCACATGAATAATGTAAAGAAAGAAAGTAGGTAAGTTGTGCCAGTAAATGTGAAAGTTGAACTACGCCGCGGAGAGACATCCGAGAGACTAATCCGGCGTTTTAATCGTAAGTGTAAAAAGGAAGGCATCGTAAAGTTATATCGCTCAAAGACCGATCATTACATCAAGCCTTCTATAAGCAAAAAGCTTAAGTCTGAGGCTGCCCGTCGAGAGCGCCGGAAGCTAGAAAGAAAGAAACAACAAAAATTGTTTAGATAAAACGCCCAGGTGGCGTCTATTTATTAGACGGAGATAAAGAATGTCAACTTATAATTATAAACCAGGACTCGGAAATGCAGCATCGTATGAGGTCTCCGGTGCTCCGTGGGTGACTGGGAGTGTTAACTGCCGCGTACTGCACGGTGAGCAGCGTATTACTTTTCCGCGAGTCACGCGCTGGGTTGAGGTCCAGAATGGCGACAGTCGCGGCGAAAGCGCCGAGCCGATGAGGGTTGGATTCTCTCAGAAGGGAATTCTTGGCACCAACTTTTTTGAAGTTAGTGAAACTTCTGGGCAACTAGAACTGAAAGTGAGCGAACTTTGGATTTCCGGTTCGGACTATGTTTGTGTCGTAGCTGGACTCACCAGTATTGAAACCACCAGTATCAATAATGCCGCAGTGTCCCCTTCGGGGTCTAACTGGTCTGGATCTTTAGCGGCTCTTGTCGGGTAAGGGAGTACTTACTCTATAGGAGGTCTACGGGATGTCAGATCCAAAAAACAAATGGAATCAACCGGACGCCCCTCCGCCTCCGATGTTCTTCGGGGAAAAAGAGCGGGACTTAGTAAAACAGGTTAATGATGAACTGTCTGAGCGGGTCATCGGACAACCAATCGCTTATTACCCGATAAGCATGGAAGATACTAACTTTAATACGACCTATGGCGAGGCCATTGAAAAGGTCTCACTACCACCGATTCGGGTGTATGCCTATGTTCAGGTGGACAATGAACAGACCAATGAGAAATTTGGTTATGACTATCAAACCAGTTTAGTAATCTATTTTAGTGAAAAACGAATCACAGCTGACCAGGATCTTTATGTCCGTGTTGGAGATTTTATTCAGTACGGAGAGGTTTTTTATGAAATCGCACGTACATATGATGACACTCGGTACTACTTTGGACAAGTAGAACACAAGTTCCAGATTGCTGCCGAATGTATCCGCTCGCGTGAGGGAGTCTTTAAGGTAAAGCAATCCCCCACGAGACCATCATAGGGGGCACGATGAATGGCAGACCCAAAGGATAAATGGACACGCCCATTGGCCCCACCGGCGCCAATGTTTTTTGGCAAAAAAGAACGAGACTTAGTAAAGCAGATCAACGATGAACTTTCTGAAAGGGTCATCGGGCAACCAATTGCTTACTATCCTATAAGCACTGAAGAATCTAACTTTAACCAAACATATGGTGAAGCTATTGAGAAAGTCTCCCTACCTCCTGTACGCGTATATGCATACGTTGACGTTACGAACGCCCAAAGCAATGAAAAGTTTGGATATGAATATCAGACAAAACTTAAGGTTTATTTTAGCGAGCGACGTATTACAGAGGATCAGAACCTTTATGTCCGCGTCGGCGACTTTATTCAATATGGCGAATTCTTTTATGAGATTGTCAAGATCTTTGAAGATACTCGATACTACTTCGGACAGGTAGAACACAAATTCCAGATCGCAACAGAATGTGTGCGCGCTCGCAAAGGCACCTTCCGGGTCATGCCAGCAGTCGACCGTCCAACTACGCTTGCTGAACAAGCCGGCGAACAAGACAATCCAGCCCCGCGCCCAGCTCCTTATCCTCCATTAGCAGCTAGCTATGTAACGGTGAACCCTGACAGCAAGCTTCCAAACGAGCGGGTGCTTACCGCTGGAACAGGTATCACTATAACAGATGGCGGACCCAACAATACTATTACGATCGACGCAGCTGGTGCTAATGCCCAAGGAATCGCCGGTGCAGTACAGCTCCAACATGGCGGGGGCTCCTTTGCCGGAAACAGTAACTTAGTGTTCCTAAGCGGAAGCGGCCGACTGGGGATAGGCACTGACACCCCGACCCACAACCTAACAGTGGCGGGGAATATGTCAGCCTCCTCAGATGTTCTTATCGGCGGCGACCTCACGGTTAGGGGAGTTGTTGTTGGAGGGTCACCTCTGAAGATTTCGGGCGGACTCTCAATAGTGAACCAATTCGGATCGCAAGTGGGCGAATTCGCCCCGAATGGCGATGGCGAGTTAACAATCTCCGGCTCATGTGTGCAAACGGGAGACGTCAGTGCATCTCTTTTTGTATCATCATCGTACTTCTACGGCGACGGACGATACCTAACAAACATCACAGCCAGTGCCACTACAGTGGCAGACGGTCCTGTTGGATCTTTGCAGTTTAGGGTCAATACACCAGAAACAGGTGAGATCAGTGGCAGCAGTCAGGTCCTCTATGACATATCCAATAACCGGCTTTCTTTTGGAGGTGGACTCACCTTTAATCGAACAGCTGTTTCTACACGACACACTGCCTCTGTGAGTAATTATATTCTGGGTATCACTGCGGTCCCTACAGAAATCTTGTTTGATGCTACTTTATTCTCCGATGGACAGGGACTTGTGATCAAGGATGAGAGCGGCGCCGCTAACGCTACAAATGCGATAACTCTTATGCCGTCAGCCTCGCAGACTATAGACGGTTTATCCACTGCTATTATTGAATCCCCGTACGGTTCTGTCTTTATGTATTCAGACGGAACAAACTGGTTCATTTACTAAAATAAAAAAATATAAAATATTCTAAAATATTTCTGTCTTCTTGTCGTCTAATAAGCTATATGTAATGAGACATATGTGGGTATATTTTTTAGCAACCTCTCCTCCGATAGTGATACCCCCAAACTTTTTTGATTTAACACAGTCTCAGTCATTTCCATAGGAGGATTTTTTAAAATGGCATATAAATATCAATCAGGGGCAGCTCAGATGAGTGGCGCCCTTACACAGGAAGGTGCTTTTAAGCTCCACAACCAAGCGGGAAGCGAAGTCGCGTCTGTATTACAGTCCGGTATTGTTTCTGGTTCGGCTGCTGGTAAGTTCAGCACACTTTCTATTGACAGTGTAGAAGTCATTGACGCCGCACAGGGTCTCAAGAACATTGCATCTCTTGATGCAACAACTGAGGCAACTGTTGAGGCAGCAATCGATACACTTGCAAATCTCGCATCCATGGGTTCAGACGGTAGCGAACTTGAGGCTCTTGGCTCTCTTGACGTTGCTGGCGGACTTAAGGTCGCTAACTCAGAGGTTATCTCGTCTGCTCGCGCAGTCAGTAACATCACGAGTGTTGACGGTTCTGGTGACCTCACGATGGGCACTATCACAATGACAGGTTTTTCTGTCGACGCTGACGGTGACACAGCCCTAAAGAGCTTGGCTGTTGACAATAGCTCTACAATTGGTTGTGATGCTGATACAGACATCATGACATTGGCCGCTCAGTCCTTGGCACTTGCCAGCGATGTTGATTTCAACATTGCAAAGACTGCAGGTCTTAAGCTTGGTGGCGTTGCAGTCACCTCGACAGCTGCAGAACTTAACTTGGTCGACGGTATCACCGCCGGCACAGTTGCTGCTTCCAAGGCTGTCATCGTCGACGCCAACAAGGATGCTGACGGTTTCCGTAACGTCTCTGGTTCCAATCTCTTCGAGATGGGCTCACTGATGATCGGTGACGTATTCAGTGCTGATGCAGAAGAGGGAATTATTTCCTCGGGCTGGGATCTGATAATCGAGAACTCCTCGGACGTCGAGAAGTTCAGCGTTGCCGCCTCTTCTGGCGCCGTGGTGTCCGCGACTTCAATCACTGCTGGTACTTCGTTTGTCATCGGTTCTGCCGATCTTAACGAAGCCGATCTTGAGAAGCTTGATGGTATCACGAATGGTACTGTTGCGGCTTCTAAAGCAGTTGTTGTCGACGCTAACAAGGACATCAGTGGTTTCCGAAGCCTCACAGCTTCGGCAAACGTTGTAGCTGCTAAGTTCTTCGGTGATGGTGCTGGTATTACCAACATCAACGTCGGCAACTTGGACGCTTTCGGTTCTGATAAGCAGATTCAGTTCAACCAGAATGGTGAGTTCAGTGCAAACGCTGGCTTGATCTATGATGGTTCTGGCTCCCTCGCGGTTTCGGGTTCGTCTTCCGGCATGCAGTCCAGTGAGCTATATTTTGGTGCACCTGCATCGAAGCAGGGTCGCATCTATGTAGATGAGGATTCCGGTTATGCAATGTCCGTCATCTCCGCTGGTGGAATCGATCTGTCGGGCTCTGATGGCATTACAGCTATGATGCCAAACGGTACGTTCCTCAATGTTGCATCCCAGTTCGAGAACTCCGGTTTGAAACTTGTGGACTTCACCGGTGGCACCAAGGTGCAGCTCAAGCGCGACGGTACTGTCTCCGGTTCCTCGATGGGCTCGTTCAGTTCGCTTGCTATTGACAGCGTACAGGTCTTTAGTGACGCACAGCAGCTCCAGAACGTTGCATCTCTTGATGCTACAACTGAAGCTACTGTTGAAGCTGCAATCGATACCCTTGCAAACCTTGCTTCCATGGGTTCGAACGGCTCGGAGCTTGAAGCTCTTGGTTCCCTTGATGTCGCTCAGACCTTCAAGATTGCTAACAGCCAGCTCTCTGATGCTAGTAAGAATCTTACTGCAGCAGGTGTTTCCGGTTCGGGTAACTTCTCGATCGGTGGTACTTTGAGTGCTGCCAGCTTGGGCAATGCAACTGTCGCTCTCACTTCTGATCTGATGATCATTGATGATGGTGCTACGGGTACGATCAAGACCACAAGTCTTGCTGCTTATGCAACAGCTCTGGCAGCAGGCTCCAATGAGGGTCTAAAGTCGGTAGCTGGTCGTCTCGGTCTTGACCTTAACGACTTGAGTGCTGCAGCGATTGCTTCTGGCGATAGCTTTGCATTCATCGATGCTGACGACAGCAGCGCCTCCAAGAAGGAAAGCGTTGATGATCTCGCAACTCTCTTTGCTGGTAACGGTCTCGCAGCTGCTTCTGCAGTTCTGAGTCTTGACCTCAACGAGTTGAGTGCCGCCGCAGTCGACGTCGCCGCTGATAGCATTGCTATTGTCGACGCAACTGACAACGGTTCCAAGAAGGAAAGCATTGCTGACCTCGTAACTGCCATGGCAGGTGCCGGTCTCACTGCAACCAACGGTGTTCTTTCTGCTGATGCCTCTGTAGCTCCAAACGCCATTGGCGATGCTGCAGCGAGTCTAGAGGAAGGCTTCAACTACGGTAACGTTAGTCTCACATCCGCACGAGTCTGGTCTTTGCCAGCTCCGCAGGAAGTGGGTGACATCGTTCACGTTAAGGCTCCAGCCAACTGCAGCGACTCACTAACAATTACTGTCTCTGGCGGTACAATTGACGGTGAATCGTCCGTGGTCCTTGAGTCCCCATACGCCGCAGTATCTTTGATCTGCGTCAATGTGGCTAGTGACCTTTGGCGACTGTACTAAGCCAAACCTAGTTTAGCTTGGGATAGTTTCTTACTATCAAGGGTGGGTATCTTTCGGGGTACCCACCCTTTTTGCATTTGGGAATCTATTTATAAGAGCAGGAGTATCGATTAATGGCAATTTCATCTCAAGGCTGGGCGTTTGTGAGTGGTTCCGGCACCGGAGCAACCGACCCCGGCGGACTCGACACAAATATACAATTTAATAATAACGGAGCATTTAGTGGCTCTAGCGCGCTCATCACTGATGGATCAGGTTCACTCTCAGCTTCGTTAAATATCTCAGCTTCCTCTTTTTATGGCGACGGCTCAAATCTTACGGGACTGACAGCCAGTGCTGTTAACGTCGCAGACGGACCAGAATTTTCAATTCAGTTCCGAAGAGACACTCCTATCTCAGGTGAGATCTCAGGATCTGGCGCATTGGTGTTCCTTACAGCTAGTAGTACTCTGTCACTTTCCTCCTCGCTTGCCATCTCGGGAACCGCGGCAGGGTTCCAATCCAGTGAGATATATTTTGGTACCAAGGCACAAAAGGTTGGACAACTCCTCGTTGAGGAAGACAACGGCTATCTCTTCGTACTGAAATCTTCCGGCGGCATTGACATCTCTGGTTCCGATGGTGTTTTCGCTATAATTGGCGAAGGTACTAACCTTACAGTGGCTTCCGCGTACACCAATACAGGACTTACTCTTACCAATATGTCCGATGTTGTAGCCATTGACATCGGCCATGACGGAGCGATCTCGGGATCGAGTAACCTTGCAGCCGGCGGCACATTTACAGTCGCTGGCAATTCTACATTTAATGGTACGGTTAACCTGAACGCTGCAGCAACTTCTTCTAATGTTATTCTCTCTACTACTCCTGCCGGAACAGGTCCAGGCATGCAGTTGTCTGCGTCAAATCCTGCATTTGGCCCGGGACAAGTATATGGACAGATGTTCTTTGGTTCGGGAAGTATAGGGGGATCCGGTTGGACGGGGACGTCTATCATCTTAAGCGACTTCGGCGGCGGCGAAGAGTTTGAGTTCAGAGCCAAAAACGGTGCAACCCTAGTCCGCGCCGACAATGGAGATGCTACTCTCAGGGCAACAGCCGGCGAAGTTATATTAAGCGGCTCAGCCGGGATCGTCGGACAAACCACGGTTAATTTGAATGCTGGGCTAAATACCAACAATGACTCGGTATCTATCAACGCTGGAATGAGTGTTAACAACACCGCTCTAACAATCAACAGTTCCCTTCAAAACAATGGTATATCGACCTTCAATGATACAGCTACTTTTAATAATAGTGCTTCCGTACATAATCAGGGACTTACTGTTAATAATGCTAATGCCGTAATTAATAGTGGCTTGGTAGCTAATGGCGATGTAACTCTCGGCGATGCATCCGGAGATGGTGTTACATGGAACGCTGGTTCATGGAATATGAGCGCAAACGCTGTTGTCGCGACACTTAAGGATGGTGTCGATGGTGTAAGCGGCAACGGCGCCCTGATGTTCTTTACTGGCTCTGGTGGCGATTTCATGAAGTTCCACACAAGTGGAAGCGCAAAGGGCATTGTCTTCCCACAGCAGACCTACTTGAGTAAGGCCGCCGGGCTTTCGGGAACCCTTGCAGGACCCGGTAGTTTCTTGGCTATTGATTCCGATAATAAGGTGGTTCTTGCGACGCCTTCTGGGGGATCCCCCGGCGGCTCAAACACCCAAATCCAGTTTAACGATGCCGGAACCTTAGGAGGCGACGCGGATTTCACATGGAACAAGACCACAAATGCTCTAACAATCGCCGGATCCACTGCTACTTCTGCATCTTCAGACCAGGGGCTATATTTCCGTGCTGAAGGTCCCGATAAGACCGCTGGACGACTTGGAGATGAACCTCAACTTGTTGTGAGTGGGTCTATGGTTGGCATCGGAACTGCCACACCATCCAATTCTCCAAGCGTGGATACTTTCCTAGACGTCCGCGGACATGTGCGAGTGGGTAAATCCGGCACCGGGTATATTTTCTCCAACAACGATGACAATACTTTTATTAAGTTTGGCGGCTCGGGAGTCCCCGGGAGCGACGGGATTTCCCTCTTCGCCGGCGCAAAAAGAATGTTGGTTGTGGATGAAAACGCCAGCACTCCGGATGCTGTAATAGTCGGTTCCGCTTCTCTTGAAACAGACTTTGCCGTCCTTACGGCGATGAGTGCACCCAACGCCGACAGTATGTCGACAGCACCGGCACTCTACGTCTCAGGCGGCGCTGATAGCGTGGGAGTAGGAACCTCATCCCCCTTAGTGTCCATGGATGTTCATTATACGGGCTCTGGAAACCCTGTTAAATTGGGTAACGATACGGGTGGTGGCCACGTAGCCTATTTCGGAACCTCCTCGGCAAACCTGACTGCAGGTGGCATTTACTACCTCAATAAGAATGGTGGTTGGGAATCAGCTAACTCAGCCACGACAGGCAGCGGGCACAACCAGCTCTTAGGGGTCGCCCTCGGAGCGAAGGCAGCAGGCAATGGGATGCTACTCAAGGGGTACTTTGACGTCAGCAGCTTCTATTCGGGATCCTTTATAAAGGGCGCCCCTGTATACATTCAATCGTCATCGGTCCTTGCCGGTCGCCCCGTCGTAGGTGGTGGATACTTAAGTTCCTCAGCCCCTACGGCAACGGACTCTTATGTTCGAGTAGTAGGCTATGGCACTGATACACCGAATGTGGTATATTTCGATCCGGACAGTACATATATTGAAATTGGTTCGTAACGATGCCCAATTCATCATTAATCAATGGAGTAGAGATGGCAAATATTAAAAATGTTGATGGAATCGATGCACCCCCTGCATCCGTCACTCTCTTATCAGACTTAGACTTTACTACAATGACTTCGGATGATTGGACTGGGGAGAGCACAGTTTCGCTTAATGGGCAGACATGGACCATAGGAAATGGTGGCAATTCCACCGTGTTTGGACCTAACGGTTCGAATTTAATCTTGGAGCCTAAGGCGAGCAGCGTCGGGGACTGGTATAATACAGCCCGTACGGGACCTTATTTGGGGATCAAATTATCCGCTCTTGACAGTAGCCTAAACGCGTCAGCAGAGTATGTGGTCCAGACGGTTTGCAATTCCTACCCCGGCGGCGGAGCAAACTTTGCTCGTTTCATGGCGGGCTTCTGGAGCGATGATGCTGTGAGCAGGGGCTATACATGTCTATTCGGAACCCAATATAACGGCGCCGATAAATACTACTATTATGTGGGTGGAACCCAGCAAGCCACCGCGAACGCCGGCGGCAATGAACTCACCTTTTATACTAAGTTGAGCAGGGATGGTTTTAATACTTGCCTAGTGAGTACTAGTGCTGATGGAAACACACCCAATGCAGGAACCTATAAAGGTGCAATTTATGCCTCCACAGACAGTCCCGCCATAGCCGGCTCCCAACAGACACTAACCCTCACAGCCTCCGCCCCAGTTAACGTAGGGCTTGTTTTTGTGGGCGACACCAGCGGCGCTCAGCCAACCTTTACAGTCAACCGCATGCGGATCTGGAAAATAGAACCACAGATTTGATAGTACTCTAAATTACAACTATTAGTCATTTCGGCATCCTAAGGACTATTTATTTCTGATAAGTTATCAGATCTGGAGTAATCTTATGTCTTCACTATTAGAAGAAGCAATCGTAGACGCTAAAGCCCTCAAGGAAGCCGCATTAAAAAATGCAGAAGATGCTGTCCTGAACAAATACTCAGGAGAAGTCAAGCGAGCCCTTGACACTCTTTTAGAGCAGGAAGAGGTGGGATTAGAAGAAGAAGCTACAGATGGTGAAGATCTAATGGAGTTTACGGAAGATATCCCATTTGCTTTTGCAAACGAAGAAGTCGAGGGACTTGCTGAAGAAGAGATCGTAGAGATTGATTTCGATGCTCTCAAGGCGCGCCTCGAAGAAGAGGACGAGGTTGTAGAGGAAGATGATCTAACCGATGCACTCGACCTTGCCGATGCACTAGAAGAAACTCAGACAGGCATGAGCGATGTTGAGTCTGACGCTGCAGCCACCCTCTCAGGTGTTAGTCAAGTTGATCAAGAGGAAGATGATGCAATGTCCAATCAGGACATCGAAAATGCAGCCGTGGAAGAGGCATATGACGACGACGAGATTAATCTTACTGAAGAGATGATTGCAGACCTGATTGAAGAACTTACTGTGGATATGACCCCTCGCCCGCAGGGCTGGTCATCCGGTAACTCTGCATATAATAGCGTTCTGCAAGCTAATGATGAAGCCATGGCCGCGGCAGCCGCTAATGCCGATAACCTCGAAGAAGAGGAAGAGGAAGAGGTACAGACTGTAGATACAGTTTCTGACGCCGCCCTCTTTGAGACGAAGATCTCAGAACTTACAGATTCTAATACAGAGCTACGTGCTCTTATTATGGAAGCCAAGGATCAGCTCATGAAGTTGAACTTGGATAACGCCAAGCTTGTTTATCAAAACAAGGCTTTGAATAGCGCCTCCTTGAATGAGCGACAAAAAACACAAATTGTCGAAGCTGTTCAATCTGCCAATTCTGTTGAAGAAACGGGTATGATTTTTGAAACGATTCAAAACGCAGTGGGGTCCGCGCCAGATCAGCGCACACGACCACAGACACTTCGTGAAGCAGTTCAAAGACCTACATCCTTATTACTCAACTCCCGAAAAAACAACGAGGCTACTAAAGACCCAAATATGGGTCGTATGCTGCGTTTAGCAGGTTTGAATAAATAATGACATTCATTAATAACAATATTAGGAGGTTTTAATATGTCTATCGTCGAGAAATTGACCGAAGGCATCGTAAATCGTGATCTCTCAGCTGAAGGTGCTGCTCTCATTAATAAGTGGGAACAGACAGGTCTTCTTGAGGGTCTCGGTGACGATACCGTTCGGAATGGAATGGCACGTTTGCTTGAAAACCAAGCAAAAGAGCTGCTCCGTGAGTCTTCCAGCATGTCTGCTGGTGACGTCCAGGGTTTTGCAGCAGTTGCATTCCCACTTGTACGCCGAGTATTCGGCAACCTGATCGCAAACGAACTCGTTTCCGTTCAGCCCATGAGCTTGCCTTCCGGCCTCATCTTCTTCCTTGATTTTGAGTTTGGTGGTACGCTGACCAACGCCAACCGTCTTGGTTTCAACGAGAACACATCGCTTTATGGTGGTAATGTTGTTGGTTCCCAGATCACTGGTGGTGTTGATCTCGCCGGTGGCGAGGGTACCGTTGCAAACGGTCCTTACAACTTGCGTAACGGTTACTCGTCTCCGACTGGTACACTTGACCCGTCGGTTGCTACAGACAATAAAGGTATCACAGTTATTGGCTCAGGCACCATTGGTGCTCTTGGCGAGTGCATCGGCACGGCAGACATGCCACGCGGTACCGCCGGCGGCTGGAGCACTGGTGGTCCGGGCGGCGCAAATAACCTTGCCCCGAACTTCAGCGTTCTGAACGCTACTCAGTTGCTTCGCTACGATCCAGATCTCACATCTGGTTCCAGCTTCGTTATTGCTGAGCTTGGTCTCTCTGCTTCCACGCAGTTTAACCAGGATGATCTCACTGCCATGGCTTCTAACCTTGCTAGCGGCGTCGCTGTACTCGTTCCACGACTCAGCCAGCTGAGCCGGTCCCTTAGTGATCCCGGCACGGTCAACCGAGAAGTTGTCCGCGCTGTCTTTGTTTCGACCAATGGTTCCAACCCTGGTGTCCTCTCTGCTTCGGTCCGAGATTGCAAGATCACCTTCGCCATCGACGACAACTTCCAGGACGCTTCGGCTCTTGGTGCTGTTGAAGGTACTACCGACTGGGGTCTTGAGAACAACGTTGACATCCCCGAGATCGACATTAAGGTTGATTCCGTGGCTGTCACAGCTATCACCAAGAAGCTGAAGGCTAAGTGGACTCCTGAGTTGGGTCAAGACCTTAACGCATACCACAACCTGGATGCAGAGGTCGAGCTTACTCAGATTCTGTCTGAGCAGATCGCTCTTGAGATTGATCGTGAGATCCTTGAGGACCTCGTCGCAGGTGCTGCAGCCGGTACTCGTTACTGGTCGCGCTCCCCAGGTGAGTTCCTGAATCGCGAGACAGGTGCAGTCGCCTCTGGTGGCGAGTTCACAGGTAACGTGAGCGAATGGTATGAGACACTCATTGAGTCCATCAATGACGTCTCCGCACAGATCCACCGCAAGACTCTGCGTGGTGCTGCTAACTTCATCGTCTGCGGACCTGAAGTTGCCAACATCCTTGAGTTCACTGCTGGCTTCCGTGCTAACGTGACTGCTGATAGCGACCGTGGCGACGCGGGTGCTGTTAAGGTTGGTTCCCTCTCGAAGAAGCTCGACATCTTTGTCGATCCATACTTCATGCGTAACGTGATCCTCGTTGGTCGCCGCGGAAGTTCCTTCCTTGAGAGTGGTTATGTGTATGCACCTTATGTGCCGCTGCAGACCACACCTACTATCTTCGGTGTAGAGGACTTCGTACCTCGTAAGGGTGTCATGACCCGATACGCCAAGAAGATGGTTCGTCCAGATATGTACGGACTGGTTATCTGCAAGGATGTAGTGACTGGCTAATAGTCTGACGTAAGGTCAAAATAGTTAAAGCCCCGTCTCTCTTTTGAGGCGGGGCTTTCTATTTAGTAATAGACTAATCGAGGAACTCTAAATGGCAATCCCTAAACTTTACCCTGCTTCAACATCCAACGCCAACATTTTGCCAGCCACCGGTAGTGTACTTAACGTAGCTGCGACACTGCCTTTTGGGATGTATGATTCTTCGGACTTCTTCCTCTCGGGAGCAGCCGATCAGGTAGCCTATACCTATAAGAAGCTCGGAGGCGACGTATTAGATATTGAGTTGTCCGAAGGGAACGTCTATGCAGCATATGAGGAAGCTGTATTAGAATATTCCTATTTAGTAAATCTGCATCAGTCCAAGAATGCTCTATCCTCGTACCTGGGCAGCAGCACGGGATCCTTCGACCAAGATGGTACGATCACGGGCTCGCTATCGGGATCGAACATAGCCTTAAGATATCCACGCTATGAATACGGTTATGTGAAGAGAGTAGTAGAGGGAATAAGCACAGAAGCAAATATCAATGGCACCCTCCCTATCTACTCAGGGTCCGTCCCCATGGTGCCGGGTACGCAAGATTATGATCTTCAGGCGATCCTCTCCTCTTCAGCGGCTACTGATTCTACGGTTCCCTACTACGAGCAAATTAAAGATAAGAGAGTTACTGTACGAAAAGTATTCTTCAGAACTCCACGCGCAATGTGGCGCTTTTACGGATATTATGGCGGATTTTCTGTGGTTGGCAACATGCGAACTTATGGGCAGTATGCGGACGATTCTACTTTTGAGATTGTTCCGACATGGCAGAACAAGCTACAGGCGATGGCATACGAGGATGCGCTTTATACCCGAGTCTCACACTATTCTTATGAGATTAAGGATAATATGTTGAGGATTTTCCCCAATCCAGACAGGACTAGCCCCGCGAACTTTTGGGTTCAGTTCACAATTGAGAATCAGTATGAACCATGGGATGAAACTGGCCGCGGCGAAAATGGAGTAATGGGAATCAATAACCTTAATACACTACCATTTGAAAATATCCCTTATGAGAATATTAACTCTATAGGTAAGCAGTGGATCCGCCGGTTTGCGTTGGCACTGACTAAGGAGATGTTAGGGCAGGTACGCGGTAAGTTCTCGACTGTGCCGATCCCTGGTGAAAGTGTAACACTTAATGCTAGCGAATTGTTAGGGCAAGCCCGAACAGAGCAGGACAATCTGAGAAATGAGTTGAAAACTATCCTCGACGAGACAACTTATGCGAATCTCGCCGCCGTTGACGCGACACTCCAAGACTCGACTAAGAAAGTCACAGAAAATATTCCTGCCGGCATTTTTGTAGGATAGCGCAATGACCCGGAGTAAAAAGACACAAAAACAAATTGAAGACAAAAGAACTGACCGGTTTAATTACGTGGGCGATAAAGAAGTGGCAGCCAAGCTTCACGAAGTAGAGTTTATGCCATCGACGCTAGAAACTATCGACACAGCAATGCTCCGGTTTATAGATGAAACTTTAAATATTTCCACCACAACCAACGATGGATTTAAAAAAGTACCGGTTTTATGGGTCACTTCCGAGCGCGCCTATCAGATCAAGCATAACAAAGACCTGAGAGATAAGGAAGAGGCTCTGGTCCTCCCGCTGATTACGGTGAACCGCGCTAGTGTAACCAAGGAACCCAACTATAAAGGGACCGTCTATGCCAACCTTTACCCTGAAGCTGGCGCTGCAGGGGGCACGATAACGATTGCGCGCCAGATCAATCAAAAGAAAACAGCTGAATTTCAAAACGCCCAAGCGAATCGTAAGTATGGTGTTAATAATTCTGTACCGAGCAAAATGCAGAATACCAACAAGCGCAACATGTCGACAGCTAAGACGGTCTATGAAACGATCACAATTCCTATCCCGGTATGGGTAAAGGTAATGTACGAAGTTACAGTGCGAAGCGAGTATCAGCAGCAACTGAACACAATGATCACTCCGTTCTTAACCGTTCCGGGCAACTCGCGAACTCCACGCCGAATTGAAAATGAGGGACATTTTTATGAAATCTTTATTGATGGCTCCTTGGCAGTCGGCTCGAATAAAGCCAATCTCGGTATGGACCAGCGCAACTATGAGAGCACTATTACGATTGAAACATTAGGATATCTCATCGGCGAGGGCGAAAATCAAGAAAAACCCAAGATTGTTAAGAGAGAAAATGCTGTGGAATTTAAGTTTGCACGGGAACGAACAATTTTGGGAGATATACCCGACACTATTAAAGATGGAAAATATAGAGAATAGTACCATTCAGACTATTTAACACTATTTACTTTTGAACATTTCTTAATGTGTAGGAGAACATAACTAATGTCAGTTAAAAAGTATAGATTCGTATCCCCGGGTGTCTTTGTCAGTGAGATCGATAACTCCCAAGTGCCTGCATCTCCCGCCGGCATCGGCCCGGTCGTCATTGGTCGAGCAGAAAAGGGACCATCCCTTCGCCCCACTACCGTTGATTCTTTTGAAGAATTTGTAAATGTTTTCGGTACCCCCGCTCCGGGACAAGCCGGAGACGATGTATGGCGTGAAGGTACTGATAAATCGGCTACTACATACGGCATGTATGCTGCACAGGCGTATCTCCGCAACAGCTCTCCTCTAACCTATATTCGCCTCAATGGCGCCGAGCATCAGAATGCTACGACAGCCGGCAAAGCAGGCTGGTCCACTAACGCAGCCTGGGGCTTGATGGTGATGCAGCCTAATCTTTCTCAATCCAACGACGGCACAGCCGCACGGGGATCCCAAGACCAGTTCCTCACAGGTACCCTCGCCGCTATTATATACACAGATGCCAACGTTTCGATGGAACTCTCAGGCGCCTTCATCGGCTCTGGCTCACAGGACGCCTCGGGCATTATTATAACTGGTTCCGGTCCGTTCGAATCTGGTACGGGCAGTTTTGTGGCAATTGCAGACACGGGCACAAACTTCGAGTTTGTGGCGCAGATCGTTTCTAGCTCCACCAAGACTCCTGTCACCTTTAACTTTAACGAAAGCGATTCCCGGTACATCCGCAAGGTATTTAATACTAATCCTCAGAAAACCAACGCTTCTGTCGTCGCCGGTGCCACCACAAACTATTTCTTGGGTGAAACATTCGATCGCCACATGAAAGCCAACCTCACAAATGGCAAGAGAACATGTGCGTCTTTTGTGCGCATCTATAATGAAGACGACTCGCTCGGAGGCTCCGATTATAAGGGTACCGATGTACAGTCGGCTCAGTCTCCGACAATCATCAGCTGCCGCCTGGCTCCCACTGATGTTCCAACCGATCTCTTTACTCTTCACGCACTGAACGAACCCGGTGATTGGACTAACCGTAATCTGAAGGTCTCTATCCAAGACATCAAGCGCTCCACAAACCAGGAGTCTAGTTATGGTACTTTCTCGGTTGTCGTCCGCGCCCTCAGTGATTCCGATAACGTTGTGCAAATTGTAGAGCAGTTTGACGAGTGCGATCTTAACCCTGATTCCGTTAACTATGTCGCACGCAAGATCGGCAGCAAGTACCAGCAGTGGGATACCACTGAGCGCCGCTACATTGAGAAGGGCGACTGGAACAATAACTCTCGTTATATCCGCGTTGCCATGAACTCTGATGTCGATGCAGGACTTACCAACCCCTCCCTGGTGCCCTTCGGCTTCAAGGGTATGGTCAAATATGATGACGAAGAATTGCTTCAGACTGACGCAGCCACCGGCAACTGGCTCTCGGGCTCCAACGACAAGAGCTTCTTTCCAGTCGCCGCTACCGCAGTCACTCAGCTCTTTATCTCCGGCTCCGGCATTGCCCTCTCTGCGTCAATTTCCAATGCCGACGGAGCCGCCTCCCGTCCGCTCAACAACGGTGTAGCGCAAATCAAGATCTTATACCCAGCACCCGAACTCCGTGTGAGCGCAAGCGCTGGCAATCTTAACAACCCTACGGACGCCTATTTTGGACTTCAGACTTCTGAAACAGCCGGCTCCTCGAAGTTTGCTCGTTCCACTATCGATCTGATGCGCCCACGCGGCGGAGCAGTGGGATCGATGTTCGGAGCCTCGTCTACCAACCTGACCGAGCGCTCTGTGACCTTTACCCTTGATGATATCTCGGGATCCACAGGTGTCTGGGTCAGTGGTTCCCACTCTCTCGCAGCTAGTACATATCAGGGCGGTTCTCTCACCAAGGTTAATGGCGCCGTGAGCGGTGTTCTTGACCAAGGCTTCGATCGCTTTACTGTCCCGCTTTATGGGGGATTTGATGGTGTCGACATTACAGAGATGGATCCATTCAATAGCAGCACCACAAACCTGCCTTCGACCGCGACAGAGAAGACTAACTATGTCTTTAATACAATCCGCCGCTCAATGGATGCCATCTCGGATCCTGAGGTGGTGGAGATGAACCTGGCCACAATGCCGGGTCTCCGCAACGAAGGTTTGACCACTAACTTGATTAATATTTGTGAAGACCGCGCCGACGCTCTGGCAATCATCGACTTGCCACAGGGTTACATCCCACGTGAGCAGAGCAATGCTTCCGCAGCTTCACGCCGCGGCAACACCCAATCAACTATCACGCAGGCAATCAACGGACTGCGCGATCGAGGACTCAACTCCTCTTACGGCTGCACCTATTACCCATGGGTCCGCGGACGAGACACCCTAAACGGCGCATTTGTATGGTTACCACCATCTGTGCCCGCCTTAGGTACTTTCTCTAGCTCCCAGCGTAAGACGCAGGTCTGGTTTGCTCCAGCCGGCTTCAATCGCGGTGGACTGACGGAAGGTTCCGCAGGTATCCCCATTGTCGACGTAGCCCACCAGCTGCGCCGCAAGGACCGTGATGACCTCTACACAGCGAACATTAACCCAATCGCCAAGTTCCCAGCAGAGGGTATTGTAATCTTCGGTCAGAAGACCCTGCAGGTTACACCTTCGGCACTGGATCGCATTAATGTGCGACGCCTGATGATCTTTGTGAAGAAGCGCATCTCCCAGATCGCATCTGGCTTGCTCTTTGATCCTAATGTTAGACAGACATGGTTGCGCTTTACGTCGCAGGTTAATCCATTCCTTCAGGATGTGAAAACTAATTTTGGTTTGTCCGATTTTAAGGTTGTACTAGACGACACAACAACAACCCCGGATTTGATTGATAGAAACATCATGTACGCACAGATTTTCTTGAAGCCAACACGAGCTATTGAATACATTGCAATTGACTTCAATATCTCCAGAACCGGAGCATCGTTCGTCGATTAATAAAAAGAGGGAGGTTTATTCCTCCCTCACTATATAATATAAGGATTACAGGAGACTATTTAAATGCCATTTTGGACCAGCGCACTATCAGAACCACGGAGAGCACATCGCTTTTTGCTTTCCCTACCCAACCTTACATCAGCAGACTCTTCTGTTGCTTATGAGCAGTACCTTGCTAAGAAGGTTACAAAGCCATCCTTTCAGGTGAGCGATCAGCCGCATAAGTTTCTTGGTAACACATATTACTACCCCGGTATCGTTACATGGCAGCCAGTTAGCGCTGTTATTGTTAATGCCATCAATCCTGATGGAAACCAGATCATCTATGACGCACTAGAGAAGTCCGGATATCTCAAGCCTACAACTCAGGCGCAGGTATTCGACAACGCTGGTGTGCTGCCCGGAACTATTAACAAGTTTGATTCGGTTAGGGCTTTGGGCAATGTGGTCATGGAAGAGCTTAATGGTGAAGGCGGACTCATTGGTACATGGACCTTAGAGAATGCTTTTATTACCGATGCTAAATTCGGTGATCTTGACTATGATACTGATGCACTACTTAATATTGACCTGACATTCAGGTATGATTGGGCTGAGTATGTATCCGGACCAGCTGTTGCAGCTGCGACGGACCTCTAAGATTCATTATTGAAAGAAGGTGACTTTTGTCTCGAAGAAATAATAGCGACCGGCTTGGCGCACCGCACCCAGACGCGCCTACCCCCACACTAGATACCGAAAACGGCATTTTCTCGTTTGTGAGACCCACTGAGTTTGTTCTCCTTCCCACAGAGGGAAGATACTACCCTGAGGGTCATCCGCTTCATAACTGCAAGACCATTGAAATCAAGCATATGACAGCAAAGGAAGAAGACATTCTTACTTCCGAAGCCCTTAATAAAACGGGTCTTGCCATCAATCGATTGGTACAGTCCATTATAATTGATAAGACAATTGATCCCGAAACGTTATACCTCGGTGACAAGAATGCCTTGATCATCGCTGCTCGTATTACAGGGTACGGTCCCCATTATGAGGTGGCCACCCACTGCCCTAGTTGCGCGCGCTCTAACGAACAGACCTTTAATCTTGAAGATATTAAGAATGATCCACTAGAGATCCCAGAGGGGGTCGAAGACCTGGGTTCCGGGCTCTTTAGATTTGAGCTACCCCAAGCTCAAGTTCCCGTTACAGTGCGTCTCCTCAACAGTGCCGATGAAACACGTTTGGCGAAGCGCTTGGCCGCGAAGCAGAAAAAGAACGATACGTTCTCCCCAATCACCGACCTTCTCAAGACAGTGATTGTTTCTGTTGCAGATGTAACCAACCCTCAACTACTGCATCAGTTTGTTGAGTTGATGCCGTTGCCTGATGTGCGCCTGCTCCGCACTACATATGAGGCACTTAAGCCTGATATAAACTTAACATTTGATTATACGTGTGCATTTTGCTCCCATGAAGGTGAGGTAAAGATGCCCTTGACGGCACAGTTTTTTTGGCCTAACGCCTAAATACCAAGAATCGGTTTACGAACAGTTCTTTGCCCTCAAGCATCATGGTGGTTGGTCTTTTACGGAATTATATAACCTTCCTGTCGCTTTAAGGCATTGGTTTTTAAAACGAATGATTGATGAATTTCAAAGACAAAAGGAAGAAAGAGAGAAGGCTGCTACAAAGTAGCCTATTTCTTTCTATTTTCGAACTAGTTATATAAGCGAGGACCCCAAAATGACAGATCTGGTCAAAGAAAAAGTGTATTTAAATAATCTCGACGGACAAATGTCGGAGTCTCTCTCCTTTTCCAAATTTGCAGGTCAAGCCAAACTAATGCTTATGAACCTTTATAATGCAGGGTTTGATATCCCTCTCAGTATGGTGGGGTCTCAGAGACAAATTGATAGCTTTATGACCTCCCTTAAGAGGGAAAAGCGCTATATGGATTCCTATATGAAGCACGGGCTTAGTGATCCTCGCACTCTGCGGACCCAGCGCCAACTCAATTCCTCCGTGGGCAAGTTTGAGAAAGAGACCGGACTCCGCTGGCCCTTTAAAAACTAAGAGGGGGTAAGTCAAGATGACAAACGCACAATTTGAAAAATTATTAACTGCCCTCCAAGATGTCGCTGGAATCGAACCGCATGGTCCGGAAACCGCCAAGAAGAAGAAAACCTCCGGCGAATCTGAGTTCGAACGGCAATTACGACAGGCGGAACGAAGTGGCTCCGACGAAGAAATCAAGAAGCGCAAAGAAGTCTTAGATCTGGAAAATCAGATTGCCGCAGCCCGCGCCGAAGGAAAGTCCAACAAGGACATTAGCGGCATGCTCGACGCCCTTGACGACGAGAAGAAAGCTCTAGAGGGAATCACAAAAGCACTTCAGGATGTGAAGGACGCCAAAGAAGCTGGTAAGAAAACCGCTGAGGCATACATAAGCAGCATCTTGGGGATTGATGGACCCCTTGGCAATCTGGCAAACAACTTCCAAAAGAATGGCATCCCGGGTATCATGGGTATGAAGGAAGGCTTCCAGGAGGCTGCCAAGTCCGGACAACTCTTTGTGATGGCATCCCTAAAAGTGATTGACTCCCTTATCAAGTTTGCACTTCAGACAGATAAGGTATTAGCCAGCTTCCGGGCGAGCACGGGCGCCGGCAATGAATTTAACGCTGTAATCACGGGTATCGAACGGGGCGCTTTTGCAGCCGGTGTGACCTTTGAAGACGCCGCCGGCGCAGCAGCCGAGTTGAAAAATGAATTTACAGACTTCACTTATCTTAACCAAGATACAGCCACCGAACTAGGGGTCACCACCGCTCTTCTCCAAAAACTAGGAGTTGAGTTCGGCACCCAAGCTGCCATACTACAGACCGCAACCCAGTCCCTGGACATGTCACTGACACAAGCCAATGAGGGAATGTTGGAGATCGTTTCCACTGCCCGGGCCCTGGGAATTGATATGGGAATATTGGCGGAGTCGTTCGTTGCGAACGCCGAGTATTTGACACGCTTTGGCGACACCGCGGTCGATGTGTTCAACGAAACAGCCATTACTGCCAAGTCATTGGGGATGGAGGTATCTGAATTACTGGGTATTATGGAAGGATTCCAAACCTTCGAAGATGCCGGTCGCACCGTCGGACGCTTAAATGCTGTTTTAGGAGGTCCGTTCTTAAACTCTATGGATATGCTTAACGCATCTTTCGAGGACCCAGTTGAGGGTATTAAGATGCTTCGTGAGGGCTTTGAGCAAGCCGGAGTCATGGCGGAAGATCTTGCCGGCGCCGAACTGATGGCTGTTGCGTCCGCCCTAGGACTGACAGCTCAAGAAACCAAAAACCTGTTGGGAATGAGTAATGAGGAATTATCAGCCCAAAAGATAGAACAAGAAGAACTGGCAGAAGCTGCAGCCAAAACACAAGATATTATGACAATGTTGAATAGTGCTTTTAATGCACTTATGGTTGACATGGAGCCTTTGATTACTGACTTCTTTATACCTCTAACAGCAGAAGTAAGCAAAGCGGCGCAAGCATTAGGCAACTTTATTAATACCGGTCCGGGACTAGCCTTACTATTGGGTACTCTGGGGACAGTCTTCGGCGCCGGCATCGGCTTGATGCTGGCATTCACCGCCGCAATCCCAGGCGCCGGTCCATTCCTGGCTATAGGCGCTGCTGCAGGAGCCGCCGGAATGATGACATTTGGCGCCTCGTTAGGTAAAAAAGCCGGAGGCAAAGCAAACTCGATGATAACAGACTTCGGACCAACCTCCCGGATGGGTACCTCCCTAGGACCAGGTGCGTCCGGTGTGGGAAGTACACCCTATATGCCATCAATTCCTGGGTTTGCATCAGGCGGATCCGTCGGGGCAACAACCCTGGCAATGGTTGGAGAAAACGGACCAGAACTCATGGAGGTTCCTGGTGGAAGCCGCGTTACCTCGGCGCCATCCACGCAGCAGCTTACTGACGCCATTACGCGACTCACCAAACGACTGGATGGTCTGGGCGGAGGCGGACCATCTCAGATAGCGGTCCACATAGGAAGAGAGAAAATTGACGAGATTGTAGTGAAAGCTATTAACTCCCCCGCAGGACGCCAAGCGCTTAACCCTTTCACAAACGGATAACCTTATATAATGAAAAACCCCTCCCTTTTAACAACAAATGAATTCTTCGGGATCCAGATCGTCCATCTGCCCACTTCTCCCGGTTTTCCTAGTAAGCCAGAGAATCTTGTTGAGTTTGAAGGATGGGTCACCCAGTTCGCCGACCAATATGCGGCTTCCTGGAATGAAAATATGGTCTATGGTCGACAGGACCCTTTAAGTACGTTTAAGAATACGCGTCGTAATATTTCCCTTGGCTTTGATGTCGTCTCGCCGTCAGCGACAGCAGCTTCGGACAATCTAATAAAAATAAATAAACTTATTCAGTTCCAGTACCCTGTTTATAGTCAAAGCGGCGACGTCGATGCTCCAGTGCAAGGGCGTAATCAGAGGGCAACATTATCAGCTGCCCCGCTTATAGGGCTCCGATGGACCAACCTTATCTCAAATGCCTCCGACGGCGGCTACCTCATAGGTTATTTTAAGGGAGTTAACTATGCCCCTAGAATTGAGGAAGGCGGGTTTATAAATGCCCCCCGAATGCGCCTCGATGACCAAGAGTGGAGCATTGCCACAAGGAGCACGGATCCCACGGAACTATTTGACGCTTCAACTACTGTCGGTACTGATTCTCGTTTAGAATATACTCACGGTAGAAGCTTTATTCCAAAAACAGTTAGTCTTACATTAGAATTTACGGTCCTGCATACTCATTTAATGGGCTGGAGGATAGATGACGCCGGTAACTATATATTCGGTAATGACAAGGTGAATGGTAAATTTCCCAATGCCTCAACCATAGTCGAGCAGACAGATGCCACCGACACTGACATCGACGGCATACCAGCAGCTGCCCGCACAGCAATTGGCAGTACAATCTTAGGCGGAGGCGGAGAGTAAGATGGGCAAACGCTACGATGATCGACAAGTGTTCACAAACACGAGTGAGCTTTATGAGGAAGCACTGGATAAACGTCACCGCAAATCAATCCGGCACTATAACACCGCTAAATTTCGATACCCCACGATCTCTGAGATTCAGAAGTTTACTCAGATTCGTCATATATGGACAACCGGTGATCGCTATTATAAATTAGCTCATAAATATTATGGCTCCACGCGCTTCTGGTGGGTGATAGCTCAGTTTAACCAACGTCCCACTGAAGCAAATTGCCAAGTCGGCGACATGATTATGATCCCCATGCCGCTGGAGGCAGTCCTGCGGGCCTTTGAAAGAAGAGACTAGAATTCTATG